CAGGACATCCACAGGGTGGGCATTTTGCACACAATCACCAGGGACATAGTTCACCAGGTACAGGTGGAACAGCAGGTTATTTTAGTGGACATAGAGGCGCCGACGGTAGACCGGGATTAATCATAGTAACGGAGTTTTATTAAAATGGCATTTAACTATCAAACACTAAAACAGTACACAGGTGAAGCATTTATTGATGCTACACTAACAGGATCAAAGATAGCCGCTACTACAGTTACAGCAGACGATATTGCATCTGGCGCTGTTGACGCAAACAAACTAGCAGATGCTGCTGTTAACTTAGGTTCATCAGTAGTAACAGGTACAGTTCCAGTTGGTAGAGGTGGTACTGGACTTACAAGTGTTGGCGGAAATAATACTATTCTTTCTGCAAACTCAGCAGGTAATGGTTTAGAATATAGAAATGAAGGCTTTTCGGGTATACAAGTTTTTACAGGTAACGGTACTTGGAACAGACCAAGTGGCGTAAGATATATTAGAGTTAAACTAGTCGGCGGCGGCGGTGGCGCAAGTGGTCACGGAGAGTCAGGTGGTGCTGGTGGTTACTCAGAAAGAATTATGGATGTCACAGGTATCAGTAGTGTAGGTATTACTATTGGTGGCGGTGGTGGAGGTACATATTATTCAGGTGCAGGTGGTAATGGAAATGCTACCAGCTTTGGACCTTACATGTCAGCAAGTGCAGGACATGGAGCCAATAGACAAAATCAACACTCGGGAGGCGTTAGTGGTAACGGTTCGGGTGGTAACTTAAATCTTCACCAAGGTGGCGGCGGTTGTCATCACCATAGTGCTGGGCCTGGAGGCGCTACATACTTTGGAGGTGCTGCACCAGCAGGGCATCCACAGGGTGGACACTTTGCACACAATCACCAGGGACACAGTGCACCAGGTACAGGCGGCACAGGCGGGTACTTCCATGGACATAGAGGTTCAGATGGAAGACCGGGCTTAGTAGTCGTTGAGGAATATAAGTAATAAATAATAGACAAATAGGAGTATATTAAACATGAAAAAAGCACTTATAGGATTTCAAGGCTGGGTACAGGATATTAGAAACCCAGGCGAAGAGTTCGAAATTTATAACGGACCAGATGCAAAAATGCAGTGGGTCGATGCACCAGACGAAATTGAATTAGACTGGACATTAGAATGGTCTCCACAGCAACAACAAATGATTTGGGTTGAAAGAGACGGCCCATACACACAAGATTCAGAAGCACGAAGAGTTGCTTATGGCGAAGTGGGTGAACAGTTAGATATGTTGTTCCACGAAATTCAAGAATCAGGAACTATTTCTGCTTCAGGACCGTGGGCATCACACATTGCTACAGTAAAATCAATGATTCCTGCACCAGAAGAACCAGAGGCTATTACTGAAGAAATGGCAATGGTACGTAGAAATACTACAGAACCAAGCAATGACAAACCAGTTAATTCAAGCACAGAAGATATGCCGTGCTGGAAAAGATACCATGGTTGGACAGATAAATCTAACGATCCTATTCCAGGCATGTAATAAAAACGTAAGCGAGTATACTCCAAATATCAAAAGGCTCTTCGGAGCCTTTTTTTATTTCTACACCTCTCACACCCAACTAAATAATAGTAGCATATAATCTATCAAAGGACTTATAGTGGAATTTAAGAATATTGTAGTTGTGGGAGGCGGAAGTGCAGGTTGGATGACGGCCGCCACTATGGTAAAAGCATTTCCTAACAAAAACATTACAATAGTTGAATCACCAACAAAGCCTGTAATAGGAGTTGGCGAAAGTACTACGCAACTTATGCGTAGATGGCAAGAGTATTTAGGAATACCTGATATTGATTTTATCAAAAAATGTAATGCTATTAACAAGCTAAGTATCCGATTTGAAAACTTTCACAAAAACGATAAAGTAGGATTTCATTATCCATTTGGTAGATTAGATCAGAGATTCTTTAATGTAGCAGAATGGTTTCAACATCAATATCTTACTAAAGTACCTTTTGAAGATTTAGTTAACGATATGTCTCCTATCTCACAATGTTTAGATTCAAATAAAGTTCCGGTTACTATGTTTGGTGATGGTATTTGGTCATTACAAAAAGACGCAGCATGGCACTTTGATACACATAAATTTTATGCATATTTGCGTGATGAATATTGTTTGCCAAAAGGTGTAGTACATGTAGTCACAGATGTTAATGGCGCACAAACTGACGAAAACGGCTATATTACAAGTTTAGATACAGATAACGGAACAATTACTGGAGATTTATTTTTTGACTGTACAGGGTTTAAACGTGCATTAATCGAAGGTGTACTAGAAGAACCTTGGGGGGAGTTTAATAATAAAACTTATACCGATTGTGCTTGGGCCGCAGCTAGACCTTATAAAGATAAAGAAAAAGAATTACGGTTATATACCAATTCTGTCGCACTAGGATACGGTTGGGTTTGGGAAATACCAACTTGGGAACGTATTGGTACTGGATATAACTATGCTAGTAAGTATACTAGTAAAGAAGAAGCATTACAAGAGTTTAAAGATTACTTAGGCCCAGTTGCAGAAGAAATGGAATTTAAGCACATACGTATGCGTAATGGTATGAGTAAACGCCTATGGGTTAAGAACTGCATAAGTATTGGACTTGCTGGCGCATTTATTGAACCGCTAGAATCTAATGGATTAATGAGTGTCCATGAATTCTTATTAAACTTTGTAAACATTGCAGAAGGTAAAGATGCATTAAACAACTTTGATGCACAGTCATTTAATCATACGTGTCGTGAACAGTTTTTATACTTTGCAGATTTTATTACGTTGCACTATGCTATGACTAACCGAGACGACACCCAATATTGGCGAGATATACAACAACAAGACTTTAACAATAGCCCACTACTAAAAGAAATTTACGAACTACGAGGGTCTCAATTCTTTAACGTAGAAGAAAAACTATCATTTAACACATTAGGCGCTAACATTTACATGTTAGCAGGGCATAAAATAAACCCATATACTAGCTTTAAACATAGTAATATGCATTTTTGGAACGTAGAGTTTGATAATAGAGTTAAAGATTTACAGCAAATCATTGATAATAATAACAAAGAAAAGCAACAAATTACAGATGCGTTTCCAACATCTCTGGAATATTATAGCCAATTCCACTAGTGATGGCTCTATGTATGCAGATAAATAATAGTAGTATATATTACCAAAGGATTAAAAATGAGATATAAAACAGTAACAATTGTAGGCGGTGGGTCGTCTGGTTGGATGACAGCAGCAGCACTAGCTAAATGTTGCCCACATTTAGAAGTAACATTGATCGAATCCAAATCAATTGGAACGGTTGGTGTTGGTGAAAGTACACTTGGGCATATTAATAGATTCATGCAGTTACTTGATCTTAAAGATGAAGATTGGATGGCAGCGTGTAATGCTACATATAAAAATTCAATTCAGTTTACAAACTTTAGAGAAAATAAAGGTGAAGTATTTCAGTATCCTTTTAGTAACGGACTTGATCTTACTGATAAGCCATCAGGCGAAGATAATTGGAAGCACTTAGCTGCAATGAGGCCTGAAGATTATGGTCCTGAAGAATATGCTAGATTCTTTTGTACAGGTAATACACTACTAGCAGAGTATAACAAAGAAACTAAAAATGAAAAAGGTGTACTAAGAAACTTTAATTGGCAATTAGATACTGCTTATCATATGGATGCACAGTTGTTTGGTCAATATCTCAAAGACAACATTGCAATTCCATTAGGTGTAAAACATATATACGGTGAAGTTCATTCACATATGAAAGATCCTACTAATAATTATATTACTCAAGTTTTATGCCATGACGGAACTATTCTAAACAGCGATTTGTACATTGATTGTACAGGATTTGCTTCAGTACTATTAGAACAATGGATGGGATCGCACTTTAGATCATTTGAAGGTACATTAGCAAATGACGCTGCTTGGGCGTGTAGACTTCCTTATACTGATAGAGAAAAACAAATGCACAATGTAACCGATTGCTTTGCACTTGGTAACGGCTGGGTTTGGAACATTCCTTTATGGAATAGAATTGGCACAGGATATGTTTACTCAACAAGATTTACAACACCTGAAGCAGCGAAAGAAGAGTTTAGAAAACATATTGCAGAAACACATACACCAGAAATTGCTAAAGCGGCAGAAATGTTTGAAGTTAAGATTAGACATGGTCGTAGGCATAGAGCATGGAAAGGTAATGTTGTAGGTGTAGGACTTAGTTACGGATTTGTTGAGCCTTTAGAATCAACAGGACTACTAACAACACACGAAAATATTATTAAACTAGTTGATACTCTGAATCGTAGAGAAGGTTTTGTAACAGGCAGTGAAAGAGAAGGATTTAACTTCTCGGCTGAATATGATGTTAATAAGTTTAGAGACTTTGTTGCAGCACACTATGCAATGTCAATGCGTGAAGACACTCCATACTGGCGCTGGTGCAGTGAGCTTAACGAATTCGACCCGAGTATGCATGCCGACGAAATGCAAAAACAAGGTCAGTGGCCTAATCTGTTTGGAAACTTAGCTGGAGCGCATAGTTATACTGCTGATCTAGTTGGGCATAACTTTATTGCAGCAGGTATGGGGCTACGTCCAACAGGAACTCCTTCACTATTATACAAATATGATCACGAACAAGCAATGCTTGAGGAAGAAGTAGGTGCTGTTGATAGAATGTATAAGCAATATAAAAACTTTCTTATAGATCACATTAAAGATCTTCCGACGCATTATCAATACCTGCTAGATAATATATATGGTGGTGTGGATGACCATAAACTTGATTAAGAATATAAAGAACTTTTTTAAAAAAAAGAAGTCTTATATTCGTTTTTATAGTGTATACCCGGGTGTAAAGGATTTATTCCCTCCTGTAAAAGCACTGTCAATAGTAAGATCGTTTACTAAAAATGTACCACCTCCAGGAGTTAGTCCTGTATCTAAATGTCCAGGCATACGAAAGATTGCAAATACAGGTTGGATTATTACTGCACCTGCTGATTTTAAAATTAAAACAAATGGTGACGGAGCATCTTTTGAATGGGCTGAACCAATGCAATTTGGTAAAGGTTTACCAAATACAGAATCTTATGTTGCATCGCATGACAAGTCTCAAACAATGCCAATATTAGATGATCCTTCAGACACATTACACACTACAATTAAAATTGAAACTCCATGGAGAATTGAAGCTTCCGATGATATGTTGCTACTGCAATTGCCGGTAACATATAACAATGAATCGAGGTTTACAGCAGCACACGGAATACTAGATCCTACACAGTCGCATGTAATAAATGTTCAACTGTTTTGGAAATTACTTGACGGTGAAACGCTGGTCCGTGCAGGAACCCCATTAGCACAGTATATTCCTGTAAAAAGACAGGACTTGCTTTATAGTTCATATGATGCTATAATTGATGAGTCAACTGAAACTGATCATAGACGAGAAGCTGCTTATAATTATGCAGCTAATTGCGTAATATTAGAGGATGATCATTTAGGTTCAAGATTACAGAGATCCTCTAAGATTCTAAATAAGTATAAACACAAAGGATGACAAATATGGAAAACAATTATATTAAAAAACTTACTGCTGTTAAGATAAAATTAACAGCTGACCTCGAAACACAAAATGCCGAACTTAAAAAGTTAGAAGCAGAGTTTGCAGATCTAAAACTTAATCCTTACGGTATTACTTCTATTGACTTTGCAAAACGCCAAGAACTTTCTATGGATACACTAAAAATGGAAGGAACACTTATGGGTTTAGATTTAGCTTTAGAGACCTATGAGGAAGAGCATGGTAAGCAGTCAGAATAATGATGGAGGAGTTCATCTCTTTTCGCCTTATGTATGGAAGTATACTTACGACTTTCCTTTAGACATATTACAAAAACCTATTGACGAAGTTTTTAATGTTGTTAAGCATAACTCGGCTCTAGAAAAAGGCAACGCTATATCAACTGTAGCAAACCCCGAATGGCAAAGTCCACACACGTGGCAAGAACTTGCTGAATTTCAAGAATGGTTAGGTCATAAACTAACAGTCATCAAAGAAGAATTAAATTTTTATAACCGACATTCAGAAGTAACGGGATCGTGGTTTAATAGGCATTATAGATCTGGTTATACTGAAGAACACCATCATAACTATTGCACATTCGTTGCTAGTTGCTACCTAAAATGTCCACCTGACAGTGGAAATATTGTATTTAGAAATCCGTTAGAGTATCAGATGTGCAGCTTTCCGATAGTTAATGAAACACAAACACTACGTGAAGTAGAATGTAAAACAGGAGATGTTATTATCTTTCCAGGGTGGCTTAAACATTTTACTACACCTAACAATACAGACAAAGAAAGAATTGTAATGACAATTAATATTAAATGATGGATTTTAAGATTTGTTACCCTGATGCAAACACTATAGATAAAGTGTTAAAAGTAAAGTCACTAGATGACTTTGCTACAGAATATGTTGACTTAGGTCAAGGTATTGGGTATTGGATTGCAGACAATCCGTTTTATAATGACGGTTTTGAAATATTTAAAAACTTAGTAAAATGTTTTCCTATTGTTAAAGATAACAGTGCAGAAGGCAACATGGATCCTAATCCGTTTGACACTGTACACTTACCAGACTGGGTATACAAAAACATTTGTTTTTTAATTAGAGATTTTTATCTTAAAAACGTTGAAGAGAATATGTATGATCCTCAAATACACGAATGGGGCAATATTTATTTTAAAGACAGAGCAAAACCAATTACTTGTTATAGACTTCCGCATGTAGATTATCCTAAAGGGTTGGTTGCTAATTTATGGTTTACTAATCATTCAATTGAGGATTCAAATACAAAATTATACAAGTATCATGGAGAAGTAAAAAACTGTGTATACGATTTTCAGCTTGATACAAAACATCCTTTGTTTGAATCATGGAGAGAATTAGCGCAGTCACCTAAACGTTCTGATGCATGGTTTAATATGACAGACGATGAATTAAGTAAATGGGGATTTGAATGTATGGGTGCTGCACCATCTACTGAAGGAAAAATGACTATGTACAAAGCAGACATCAGTCATGCTGCAATTGTTTCTCCTAGTGTAGATTTTAGATGGAGCCATACATTTGCATTTTCAGATGATTTTCCACCAGAAGTTACAATGGGCGATTTGAGGACCGTATCATGATGCAAATGGATTTATACTTTCCTACTCCAGTATGGTGGGAGCAAACGCAATTAGATAATACCGATATGCTAAAACTTTGTTATCAACTACACAAAGATGATGATGATGGAAGAAAGTTAAGTAATCAAGGAGGCTGGCAGTCAAAAGATTTTAGACCTGATACATATGCTGAAATGAAACCGTTACATGATATGATTATGGATCAGGTTGATAATTGCATACGTGATTACGGATACCATGAAGACTATTGTACACCTTTAATGGAAAACTTTTGGTTTAATATTAATAAGCAAGGCAACACAAATTCAGTACATATACATGATAACGCTTTTATATCTGGTGTATATTATGTAAGTGCAAGACCCGAGCAGGGTAACATTAATGTTTATAAAAACCATATGCAAGACTTTATTATTGCATCAGCAGCACCAATGCAGAGTTATACTCCAATTAGTGCATCTTGTATTGCATTTGAACCAATGTCAAGTAAACTAATATTGTTTCCTGGATGGTTACCACACGGTGTTGATAGAAATAAAACAGAAGAAGATAGAGTAAGTGTATCTTTTAATGTTAAGTTAGTGAGGACAGATGATGAACGACTTCAGTCGAAGAATACTTAACGAAACAAACTTAGCGTTTGACGATAAGCCACACTTCTTTAAGAAGTTGATTGACGATCCTAGTGAACTAGTCACATGGCAAGACATTGAGCAGCACACAAACAAAACAGAACGCTATAACTTTGAACTTATAAGTCTAGACAACAGCAAAATTGAAATACCTGTAAGTAGAAAAAATTGGATTTATGACAGAGGTGTACAAGATAAAGGTTTTATATTTGATAAAGTAAATGCTGGTTATGGATTAATCTGTTTAGATTACGGATTTCATAATCAAAAAACAATGGATTTTCTAAACGTATTTGAAAATATGTTTAGTGTACACGCTGCAATACATGTGTATTGTGGCCTAAAAGATTCTAAGTCTTTTACAATACATGATGATTATCCTTGTAATTTTATTATTCAAGCAGAAGGAAAAACTAGATGGAAAGTGTATAAGAATAAAATTTCTTACATGCACAGAACAGGGTTAATGAATGGTAAGTTACATGACAAGGATATGGAAGTAGATATTGACGTAGAATTAGAACCAGGAGATGCATTATATATTCCATCAAGGCAATATCATTGTGCGTATCCTAAAGGCAAACGAATATCTCTGAGTATTCCGTGTTGGCAGAAACTACCAACAGAGGCAATGGAAAATGCAGTAGATAGAAATTATTATAGGATCAACAATGTTTAACCCAATTGAAATAGAAAATGTAATCGAACATGATTATCAGAAACAAATATTTGATGTAGTAACTGACATAACTTTTGATTGGCATTTTATGGAAGATACAACATTTGAAAAGAAGGATCATATTAATACCTCTACCCCTAGTTTTGCAAATTTAGTGTATCATCCTGACAATAAAGAAAATCCAGGATTAGAATTTTTTACTCCCTTGCTACAAAATACTTGTGCAAAAGCAGGATTAGAACTAGATCAAGTGTTACGTATGCGACTAGGATTTTTGCTTAACACAAAATATATGATGCCACATGTAAGGTATCAACACAATACACCACATGTAGATTTTAATGTAGATCATTATACTGCGTGTTACTATGTTAATGAGTGTGATGGTGAAACTATTGTGTTTCACGAAACAGAAGAATCAGAAAAATACAGACCTATGCACAAAAGTATGCCACAACAAGGCAAAGTATTAGTATTCAACGGAAGGCATTATCATGCAAGTACATGTCCTAAAGTGTTTACAAAAAGGATTGTAATGACTATGAATTTTACAGCAAGGAAAATTGATGGCTGATCAAGATTATATTAACGAATTAATAGAGCAAGACAAGCAATCAATGTCTAGTATTCAATCACATAATCTTAAAGATAGATTTAAGTATCCATACCTTCCAACTATGGTGATTGATAATTTCTATGACGAGCCCGACCTTGTTCGTGATTATGCACTAGGTTTAGAGTTTTTTAAAGGTAATAGAGGTAGCTGGCCTGGAATAAGAACTAAGTTACTTCATGAATTTGATAGAGAAACATTAGAAATACTTGGAAAAAAGTTAATGGTATATCTTAATGATTATGGTTATACAGAGTTTGATGAATTTCAATCAGCATTTCATTCTACACCCGGATCGTACACTCGTGGATGGGTACACGACGATGATCCTAAATTAAATATTGCTGGGGTAATTTATCTAAACAAAGAACCGTTTAACGGTACAGGTACCACTATTTACGAAGATAATGATACATTTGATGGTAGCAAATACTCTCAAACATTTATGGAAGATGTTCTTGATGTGGAAGTAGAACAAAAAGAAAAGTTTGATAAAATAAGAAACCAGCAAGTAGCAGAATTTAAAAAAACAATAACTATGGAAAGTGTATACAATCGTTGTATTATATTTGATACAAGGAATTGGCACAGTCCAGAAAATTTCTACGGTACTACACTCGAAGACTCGAGATTAACACAGGTATTTTTTGCGAGGGTAGCATGATTAGAAATATTACACAACCTATAAAAGTTATTGATAACTTTTTTGAAAACCCTCAACTAGTAGTTAATCATGCTAATAAGCAAGACTATGTTGACCAGGATAATTCGTTGTTTTTAGGTACACGTTCAAATAGTTTAGATGTGATTAATCATGACATGTTTGAAAAACTTCTTGGAAAGTTAATTCAGCATGTGGTTGGAAAAGACCAGTTTACATTTTTACATTCCGAATATCAAAACATAGGCAGCGAATGTGTTGATCAAATTAAAATGATAGGATCTTACAATATTGCAGGAACTATATTTTTAACAAAAGAAAATTTAATCCCTGATAGTGGAATTAAATTTTATGATAGTAGAACACAGATAGAAACAATGTCAATAGAAAATATGTTTAATAGATGTGTACTTTGGAACCCTCAAGTACCTTATAAAATATCAAACTTTGCAGACAACACATTGATGCTAACATTTTATGGCACAGCAGTACAAAGGTATCCAGGATGAACAACGATATTATAGTAATTGACAATGTTATTCCAAAAGATTATTCTGAACACATTAAAAGTTTAATGACAGGATGGGAGTTTGGTTGGGTGTTTAACCAAACAATGGTATCACCAGATGCAGAACTTCAAGGTGAAAGTAATCATGCAGGATTTAATCACTTCTTTTACGAAAAACAACAAGCAGTAAGTCAACACTTTAATTTTATATATCCTCTTGTTTTAAGCATTACTAGTGCGTCTAAGACGCCGTATAACAGGTTAATACGCATGAGAGCTAACTTGACCCTACCTAATAAAACAAGCACGTTAGACCACCATATGCCGCACATAGACAGCTTCTTTGAGCATTGGAATGCAATTTATTATGTTAATGATTCTGATGGTGACACAGTTATCTTTAATGAAACAAACGATGACTACGATGCAGGTAAAGATGATATTATGCGTATTCAATCAAATGATTTTACAATCAAACAACGCATTGAACCTAAGCAAGGTAGAGTAGTTATATTTCCAGGCAAGTATTATCATTCAAGTAGTTTCTGCAAAGATTCACCCTATAGAGCTGTTATTAACATGAATTTAGATAGGGTTCAACTAGGATGAGCGAATACTACATACACCAGAGTCAACATATAATTGAAAATAAGACTCAGATATCTGATCATTTAGATAACGCACATGCTCTTTTTAAGAAAATATTTCCTGATAAAGATGAAAGCACCTGGTCTTACAATCTGTATAATGTATTTGCACTAACTGCACCTAGCACTATTTTTTATGACATATATAAAGAGCTTGGAACATTTGTAAGAAGTAACTTAGGTGAGGATAGACCTCTATGGATACAAGCATGGTTAAACTATCATAGACCAGACGAATGTTTAACAAGGCACGGACATGATTTTGATTGGCATGGATATATTAGTATTGATCCTAAAAATACACAAACTATATTTGATAATTGGACCATTGATAATAAGCCAGGACAAATATATTTTGGACCAGGACATGCTGAACACGAAGTTAAAGTACTAGAACCATATGAAGGTTATAGAACAACAATAGGTTTTGATGTACACACAATACCAAACAGTCCTTTAATTAGACACTATGAAGAAAGACCATTTGGCAATATGGGATTAATGCCACTGCTATGATAGAAGATTACAAAATTATACGAAGCGCAGTATCAACAGAACTCTGCGAATTTCTTGCATTAGAGTACGAAATGATGGAAGAAGTTTGTAAAGTATTGTACTCTGGTGCTGACTTATCTGACCTAGAAGAAAAAACTTTTGCGAGATACGCTCCCTTGATGTTTGAAGCATTAATGGTAAAACTAAATCCTTTGGTTGCAAAAGAATGGGGAAGTGAGTTAGTACCAGTTTACTCTTATGCTAGAATATATTATAAAGGTTCGCAACTTAAAAAACACTTTGACAGACCTAGTTCTGAAGTATCAGTGTCGGTTGCAATATCAAAAGAACCAGAATACAATTGGCCAATATACATCAAAAATGAAGATGGTGTTGAACACGAAATTAATTTAGATGTTGGTGACATTGTTATATACAGTGGACGTAGACACGAACACTGGCGAAACCCATACGAGGGTAATAAGATAGTACAGGCTTTCCTACAGTATGTGGAAGCTGATGGACCTTATTCTCATTTAAAGTGGGATACTAAACTTGCACTAGGCCTTCCTGCAGAGTTTGTTCGTCAAGAGATAAAAGACGAAGTGCAGAACGTTAAAGATGTGCTTGGATTTAAGCGTTAATTAGTCGCTGACTTTAGTTGGGCCTGCAACGATTTTCTTCGGTGTGTGACGCTCTTCAAAGATTTTTGATGCTTCTTCTTTGTTTTTTGCTTCACAAGTGTCCGAGGTAATAGGTGCTTTACCTATTTCCTTTCTTATAATCATTTTGTAAGTTGCCATATTGTATAACTCCTATATCTTTATTTATCAATATTCTTAATCCATTCATCGATAGTCCAGAATGGAGCCACAAGTTCTTTGTAGCGTTTTACATTAGTATTTAGCACGTTTTTACCAATATCTAGTTTATCTTCAAATGTTTGGGTAAAGTATGTACTAGGAAATATGTCTAATCCTTGAACAACCTGCATCCAGGCAGTTGGTGAATAACCGTTAAATACTGGCTCAACCGGTGAATGTCCATAAAAGAACGATTCCCAATGTTTTAATTTTTGTCTTAAAGATTCTGGAATACGTTCTTGATCGTGCATATGGCTTAGCCAAAAATCTGTATCGCTTCTTTTTCCTCTAAAATGCAAAGCAATAAAATCTTTAATATCATCATAAACAACTGATACTCTGTCATTAAATCGTTCTTGCTGTACAGTGTGACGCCCTCTAGTAGGATCCCATAAGTCTTGTAACGCAAATAAACTTTCACAAATGATTGCAATACCGTTTGCTTCTAATGGTTCTAAAAATCCACTACTAAGACCAATTGCTATAACATTGTTATTCCAGCTTTCTTCTGCTACTTCGGGTGTATATGTAAACGAAGCAATAGGTTCAATATGTTCCCCACATACACTCCTTGCTTCTTCTAATGCTTGATCTGCTGTGATGTAGTTGTTATCGTAAATGTAACCGTTACCTGATCTATGCTGCAAATTAATATTCCATCGCCATCCATATTTCATCGCTGTTGCATTTGTTGTTACTGAATATTTAGGTTCGTCCCACCATGCAATAACAGAATTATGTGTAAAATGTTTTGAGTAATCAGTGTATTTTGTTCCTAATTTTTTTCTAATTAGTAGTTGTGCAAAGCCACTACAATCAACAAACCAATCTCCTTCTATTGTTCGATTGTCATCTAAAACTAAACTTGTTATATCGCCGCTATCGTTTTGTGTTGCATCAACATATGTGCCTTCTATCAAATCAATGTTACGTTGTAATGCAATAGATTTTAAATACGCTGCTGTTGCTCTACTTTCGTTATGCCACATTGGAATAATAGGCAAGTCAGCTCTACTTGCGCCAAAAGGAACTTTGTTTTCTTTAATAAAATAGTTTGCGTAAAATGCATCTGCCAATGGAACATTGTTTCCTAGTAAAGTAGCTTGATATAGATCCTTTTGTCTTTCAGCTACCATAATATTTTTTAATTCACCAATAGTAATCTCACTCATAGCTTTTTCAGTATCAGTCCAACCGTCTAGCCAAGGTGCATAATCAGTTTGTAAACAATGTATAAATTCACTACCAACTCCATTCCAGTCTTTAAATCTACCACCCATCTTAGGAGTAGATTTTGTGTGTTTAACAAAGTCGTCAAAGTCAATATCAATGTCTTGTAATAACTGAACAAATGTAGTAGTGCCACTTTCGCCTGCAATAATAGGAGGCTTATTAGGATCTTCTACTACACTAACTTCTATAGATGGAAACTTTTTTCTAATAACTAGCGCAGACAGCCAACCTGCAACGCCGCCGCCAAGTATAACAATCTTAGAGGTTGATTGTAGTTTCAAGATATCTCTCCTTTAGTAAGTTTAGTGCTTCTCTATGGGTATAAATTTTACCTTCGTCAGAACGGGTATTAGTACCTTCATGGATAACTCTTTTAATCTGTTCGTTGTGTAGACTAGCAAAGTTCTTTTCCCAGAAAGATTTAACAGAATCATAGTCAAACATATGTAATCCGTGCATAACTTGTAACCAATTAAAAAAACTAAACATTAATTGATGCTCTGAAAAATAGCTTGGACTTACAAATGCTTCCTTGAATGTATCGAGAGTATCTTTATTAAAATCAGTTAGTTCAATATTTTGATTACACCACTTCCAAAACTCAGTGTCGTTTCTTTTAGTAACATAGTGAATTTGAATAAAATCAATAATATTAGTAGCAACTTTATTCATTCTAGTGTTAAATGTTTTTACTAATGCACTAGATGAATCTTTTCGATAGTATGCAAGTGAGCCTAACAATAAAAACGTTTGCTGAATAGTTGATCCAATTGAACTTGCTTCTAATGGTTCTACAAACATTCCACTAAGACCTAATGACATACAGTTTTTAGTCCAAAATTCGTTAACATACCCAGCACTAAACTTTACACGTTTTCCTATTTGTAAATCTTTGATACCTAGATGTTTTTCATAATACTGCGATACTTCGTCATACGCTTGTGTTTCGTTAATAAAATTATCACTAAACACATAGCCGTTACCATATCTGTCTTGTGTTGGAATTCTCCAACACCACCCACTGCTTAATGCAGTTGCTTCTGTCCAAGAAGGAATGTCTTCAGTTCTAGCTGTTGGAAATGCAATAGCACTATTCATAGGAAGTTGATGAGAACAGTCTACCCATTTTTGTCCTAGTTTACTTGATATTACTCTATTAAATCCACTACAGTCAATAAAGAACTCACTAGCATGTTTTGTACCTTGTTCATCAACTAGCTCTTTAACGTTACCTGTATCATCTAAAATTACATCTTGTATTTCAACATCTAAAACTTTAATATCTCGATTTTTACATTCTTTAACAAGAAACTCATTTAATTTGTGTGTATCAAAATGATATTGTGCTACTGTGTCGTGTAATGGTTCAGCATGTGAACTATCTCGTGTGTTACGTTTCCATGCAGTGTCTAAAGGATCCCACTGTTCAGCAATCATTCTCATGAATGTTATTGGCATTTCGTTTTTTGGATCTAATGATCCGTATGCATCTGTTAAACTATGATAATAATGTTTTCCATCACCATTCCAGTTAGTAAACTTAATACCAACTTTAAATGTAGCACCTGTTTCTCTTACAAGTGTCGGCACATCAATATCAGAATGCTTTAAAAAACTTAGCCAGTGTTCGGTTGATCCTTCACCTACACCAATAATTCCAATTTTAGATGAACGCAATAGTGTAAGATCAATATGTGGGAAAGATTTCTTAATCATAATTGCAGAAACTAATCCGCTTGTTCCGCCTCCTAATACTGTTAGAGATTGTATCATCATAGCGAGTAAGATATTCCTTTTAACATGTTTACTGCTTCTCTACATTTTACAAAATCTTTAGTAGGACTTTGCGGCAATGAAGATAGTTGTGCTGTGTCTTCAGCACGATGTTTACTGTAACGCTCGTTGTATAATTTTTTAATGCTAGGAATATCAAACATACGTAATCCATGCATAACTTGTATCCAATTTAGATTATCGTAAATTCTAAAACTTCCATGCGACCCATCTTCGGGTAATAATATTTGATTTACAAATTGTTTTTTAAAATTTTCTATATTCTGTTTGTTAAAATCTGTATATTCTATTTCATTTTTACACCAGCGCCAAAACTTTGAATCTTCTCTTTGTGTAAAGTAATGCAATTGAATAAAGTCTAGTACATTGCTTAAACAATCATCAAATATTCTATTGTATTCGTTTATAGTTGCTTGATCACTACGTTCCCAAGATGCTAGTGAGGCAACTAATGCTCTTGACTGTTGTATGGTTGTTGAAATACTACTTGCTTCTAATGGCTCTACAAAGTTACTGCTAAGTCCAATACTTACACAATTCTTAATCCAAAACTTATCAACTTTACCTGAAACAAAGTTAATTTTTCTACCTATATTAATTGTATCTGAAAATAATGTTTGTATTTCTCTAATAGCTTCGTCCTCAGAAATAAATTGATCACTAAACACATAGCCATTACCAAAACGTTCTTGTACAGGACTGCGCCAATGCCAGCCAGCACTCAATGCTCTAGAAAGTGTGTAAGGTGGTATATCTTCTTGACGTGATGTTTGAAAAGCAATAGCACTATTCATAGGTAAAAATGATGACCAGTCTACCCACTCAGCACCTAGTTTACTGGCAATAACTCTTTTAAATCCACTACTGTCAATAAAGAAGTCTGCGGTATGTGTTCGTCTTTCTACATCAACTACAGATTCTACAAAGCCTCCGGCGTCAATGTTAACATCTACAACTTCTGTAGTTATAACGTTAATGCCTGCTTCGATACATCTTTTTTCTAAAAATGCATTTAGTTTTTCGCTATCAAAATGAAACTGATAGTAATCTTCAAATGGTGGACTTAACCATCCTTGCATAGGTAAATCCCAATGCAACGATTCAGAGTCAACACCTTCTGAAATTAATCTCATCAGCGTATGTGCATCGCCTGTGTATGCATCCGCGTATACATATGGCTCTGCTAAACTGTGATAGTAACTGGTTTTGTCACCATGCCAATCCTCAAACTTAATACCAATCTTAATAGTTGCACCACATTCTTTTACAAGATCAGTTAGTGTAATACCAACTGCCTCAGCGAATCTTTTCCAATGTTCAGTGCTACCTTCACCAACACCAATTGTACCAATCTTGTCAGATTTGATAAGTGTAATGTCTAGGTTGTCAATAGACTTTTTATGATATAGTGCAGTCATTAGTCCAGCATTGCCACCACCTAGTACAAGCAACTTATTGATCATATGTCTTTTCCTTATTATGAATTTCTATGTTTGCAACAGAGTCTGTTGCAAGATTGTAATTAATTGCTCCTGTGGGCATTACATTAAAACTAATAATATATCTATCTTTGTTTCCATAATGCGGTGTTGCACTATGAAACAGCCAACTAGGAAATAATATTAATTTGCCAGGATCTGCTTCTACAAACTGATGCGGAGCGTGTTCGTGTCTTAATACTTCTAGCTGTGCTTCAGTTCTATGTTTAACTGGATCTTCAAATACTGTAGGACTACCGTCAGTTACATAATACACACCACTAAGAAAACTCATTGAATGCCTGTGATAATGTAATCTCATTCCGTCTCGTGGTAACGCTCTATTAAACCAACTGCTAGTAATTGCAAATCCTTCGCAATCATATTTTTGATAAATTCTAACTTCTTCAATACATTTATTAATCCAAGAAAATAAAGGTTGTAATTCTTCTTTGTCGTGTAAGTTTCTCATCGAACTTATTGTTTCGCCAGACTTAACAATCTCTGCGTATTTTTCAAGTTCGGGGATTAATTGTTCGTTGTCAATCTCGGTATTATGAAATTCAAACAGATCCGTTGGAAACGTCGGGATTATTTTCATTAAAACTCAACCCAGCCTGTTAAAAGATATTTTTCACCACTCAATGGCGGATTGCCTCTGTGAGTATGCGTGTAACTTGCAGGCCAAATAACTAAGGTTCC